AAATGAAATTATGAGAAAACCATTAATAAATGTAATAAATGCAAAAGGCAAATTTAACTATTGTAATAGATTAAACCATTCCTACCAAATTGCTTTACTAAATAGAGATACAAATTTAAATTGTTTATTTACAACAAATAATTTTATAAGAGATTGGAAACCATTTGATTATTATGTATGTTATCCACCTGCATTTGAAAAAGTTAAATCAAAATTATATAATATAAATCCAGAAAGAGAAAGGTTAAAAAAAATAAAATGTAAAATTTGTAAACCCCAAAAAAACAAAAATATATGAAAGCAACAGGATTAAAATTAACTTGCGAATTAGCAAACGGAGAAATTAACACTTGGCACACAACATTTGACAAAACAGTTGAGGAAATAATCCACGAAGTAGCCTATGATAAAAACTGGCTTGGAGGTAAATTCTTAGAAGCCTATTTAGAGTTTGATAATAATGGTAAATATTATAAAGTTTACCTAGATATTAATAACTATGGTTTTAATCAGTTATTAGGTACATAAAAAAAATTAAAATTATGACACCAAAACAAAAAGCAGAAGAACTATTTGATAAAATGTTATACAATGATGGAGATAAATACCACCATTGCAGTCATTATGTAGGCAAAAATTGTGCATTAATAGCAGTAGATGAGATTATAAAAGAAATTAATAATAATTATGATACATTACATTCAGCAGATAGGAAACAATATTGGAAAGGAATTAAAAAAGAAATTGAAAACTTATGAAAGCAATAATCGAATTTTCATTACCTGAAGACAACCAAGAATTTGAACTTCATACAAAAGCATTAAAAATGTATAGCACCTTATGGGATTTTGATGTATGGCTTCGAACAGAAATTAAATACAATAACCAAGAACAGTATGAACCAGTAAGGGAGAAGCTGCGAGAATTGATGAATGAAAATAGAATTGATTTTGATATGTGCGAATGATTGATAAACATATCGGAAATAATACTACTTAATTCTGCATGAATTTTACTGAAACTTCATTCATAATGCGACATTTAAGGCACTAATGAGTGATTTATGCGACATTTAAGGCACTTTATGACACATATTTAAAAATATAAGTCAGGAATCCCATTATTTGAATTAGGTGCAAAGAAATATAAATAGGCGCAGATTGATAAATTAGATACAAAAGCATATAACAGCCGCAAATCTGCGTAGAATAGTAAGGTTATTCAACGCATCCCCTTTAGAACTGCAAACCGTTACAATCTGTCACAAATTTAGTAAATATTTGTGACAGAAATTATAAAAAGTTGTTGTACTAAAATTATAAACATAAACAAAAAAGGAGGGTAAACTATGATATCAAAAGCAGTTTAAAAATTAACCAGTAGAGAGAATGATGATTAAATTGCTTTTGATAACTTTATTTAATTTGTTAATAACTTTATTTTAATTTTATGAAATGTTAGAAAAAGACTTACATCGATTAGTTTGCGACTACATACGAAAAATATACCCATACGTTATATTCCGGACTGACTTTAGTAGTGGAATGAGAATGAGCATAGGCATGGCAAAGCGCCACAAAGCATTACAATATTCAAACGCTTATCCTGATTTATTTATAGCAGAACCAAAAGCAAACTATTCCGGATTATTTATTGAATTAAAAACAATTAATAACGTAGTATTTAAAAAAGATGGTTCAATGAGAAAGAACGCACATCATGAGGAACAAGAAACAATGATGTTGAAGTTAAGAGGTAAGGGATATAAAGCAGAATTTGGGCAAGGATTTGGAAACACAATTAAATTAATAAACGAATATTTAAACCAATAAAAAAATGAACGAAGAAAAAAAACAACAAATTAGACTAGGCAGCGGTAAAAAGATTAATGAAACTTTTTTAAGTTCTAGCCTTTGTATTACGGATGCTCTAGAGTATGCCTATGAGTACAATGGCAAAAAGTATATTAAACTTAATATCAGCATATTTGCAGAACCAGACCAGTACGGTAAGAATGTAAAAATTACTTTAAATGATTATGACCCAAAAAGCAAAGATATAAAAGCAGAAATAAAATCAGTAAGTATTAATACAAATGATGATTTACCGTTTTAATGAAAAACCACACTAAAATATATATGAAGTATTTTGGGTATGGATTGGATTCGTACATTGCCTGCGAAGTATGCGATAGTAAAGCGGTAGACATCCATCACATTGAAGCACGTGGGATGGGTGGAAGTAAAACAAAAGATACTATTGAAAACTTGCAGGCACTATGTCGTCAATGTCATATTTTTTTTGGTGATAAAGATGAATATTTACAATTCTTAAAAGATAAACACAATGACATTATTAGAGGAAATTAATGCTGACTTACAAAAGCGCGAGACCAAAGGTATTAATACCTATGGAACTACACTAGACAATGCAGATTTAAACAAAGCACAGTTATTAAATCATTTGTACGAGGAACTATTAGATTCAGTATTTTACATTAAAAGATTAATCAATGATAAAAGTTAAAGTAGATAAAGTTAAAAGCAATCCAAAGAATCCTCGTTTAATAAAAGATGATAAGTTTAAAAAACTTGTAAAGTCTATTAAAGACTTTCCCGAAATGGAATCAGTCCGACCTATTGTAGTCAATAAAGATATGATTATACTTGGTGGCAATATGCGTTACAAAGCTATGATTGAATGCGGATATAAAGAAGTTAATGTTGAAGTAGTTGACTGGTCAGAGCAAAAGCAGAACGAATTTATTATTAAAGATAATGTAGGTTTTGGAGAATGGGAATGGGATGAGATTGCAAATAGTTGGGATATGGAGCAGCTTGAAGGTTGGGGATTAGATTTACCAGTATTTGATTATAAAGAATTAGAAGCAAAAGAAGATGACTTTGATGTGCCGGATGGTGGAATAGAAACTGATATAGTTATAGGAGATTTATTTGAGATAGGGGAGCATCGTTTGTTATGCGGAGATTCAACTGATAGCGACCAAGTGGCAAAGTTAATGAATGGGCAAAATGCTGATATGGTATTTACTGACCCACCTTATGGAATTAATGCAGTTTCAAAGTCAGGAGTTTTAAAAGAATATTATGGAGTTGATATTTTAGGAGATTCAAATACAAATGCTGCTTGTGATTCATTTAATTTAATTTATTCTTTATATCCTGACGCATCACATATATGGTGGGGAGCAAATTATTATTCATTAGATGCTAAACTACCAAATGCAAAGTGCTGGTTAACTTGGGATAAACAAGAAAAAAATAATCATATCGACCAAGCTGATTGTGAACTTGCTTGGACAAATATAAATTCTCCATCAAGAATATTCCATCATTTGTGGGCTGGATTTAGAAGAGATTCTGAAAAGGGAGAAAAAAGAGTGCATCCAACACAAAAGCCAGTAGAATTAATAAGTGAAATATTACAGCATTTTAAAAAAGTAAAAAGCGAATTGATTTTAGATTTATTTCTTGGTTCAGGTTCAACAATGGTAGCATCACAGCAACTTAAACGTAAATGCTTTGGTATGGAACTTGACCCAAAGTATTGCCAAGTGATAGTAAACAGAATGCTTAAACTTGACCCAACATTAAGTATTAAAAGAAATGGGATTGATGAAACAGAAAAATGGTTTAATGAACAAGTGTAATGATATAGTCCTAGAGATTTACAACCATCCTGACCTAATAAAAGCGATAGGCAAAACAAAGCCTGAATCAATACAAGACGATTTAGGCAAGAAATAGCAGTTAGCCTATTACTTCAGCCTTGTGACAAGATATCAGCCCTATTCGCATCTAATAACTTATTACGATATGCAATTAAGATATGTTGGTTTATGGCTACTTCAAAGACAAGTGAATTTTATTATAAGTACAAAAAAAGTGATTTATTAAAGGCGGTTGAATATTTTAATAGTCAACTTGATTTACCAATTATACCTGAAAGTTTAGCAGCCGAGGCAACAAAAGCACTAACAAAGAATAATATTAATATAGAAACCGACCACGAAATAAGAATCTTTAATAAATATGTAGAACTAGGAAGCAATAGAAAGGTTGCAGAATATTACGGTATACCAGTTAATCACGTTTGCAATATTACAAACAAAGTAAAAAAAGAATTAAAATGTATATTATTACAATAGCAGCATTTACGTTTGCTTATTACTTCATTAATGTATTTAATGGGCATATCATACTAAAGCGGATATTCAAAATACCTTTAGTAAAAAGATTACGACCCTTTGACTGTATTCAATGCTTAACGGTATGGTCAGCATTTGCATTCACATTTTTACCAATTCATACGGTTGAAACAATAGCAGTAATATTTGCAGCAGGGTTTATATCAATAAAGATTAAGTAGATACAAAAGCATGAACATAATAGGATTAACACATAAGGAATCAG